TACGCGAATGACGGGGATGTACGCGCCCGCCCACTCACGCTCTTCGATGATTTCGTAGCCGTTGGTTTTGCACCATTTGATGCGTTTAGCCTGCAATTTGCGTTGACGGGTCGGTTTTAAACCCATTTGACGCAGCATTTTGTCCTGTGGCGTGCCTTGATAGGTCGTCGTGCCGTCAGGGTACAAATTGAGCGTTTCTGCTTTGTAATCGCAGTAGAAATACTCTGCAATCCGCACTGTCGTCTCAGACAGCCATTGCGACAGCGCTTGGTCGCCCACGCCTTGCACCATGATCGAGCTGACCGGCATGGCGTTAGGATACAACCGCTCGTAATCAGCTTTCAGAATGTCTTCGGTAATAAAGCACCACTCGGCATCCGCTCCGCACGGGTCTTGGATCGTCGGGTCCATGTAGACCGAAAAGCTGTTGCGAATCCGACCGATCTTGATGTCCTGATCAAAGCTCGTCTCGTCGCAATATTCGGTCAGAATCCGAATGTAGCCTTCGCCGTACGTCACCTGGTTGTCGCAGGCGGTGTCGTACGCCACGTCCGCGTCCGACATGTACTCGATATGACGGATCATGCCGTCAAAGATTTCCGCAACTTCGATGTCCGCGTCGTCGTCGACCGGGATGACGTTGGGCGACGGCCGGTTTTGCCGCTGCTCGTTGGTCACCTGCCGTACATGCTGAGGCAGCTTGTTGATCGTCAGGCACGGACGCGCGTTGATGGTCTGGCCTTGCACCGACCCTCGTACTGACAGCACATCCGCTGGCCACTGATAGTGGTTGTCGGACGAGCCCGCCATAAACCGCAGGTCGTCCAACTGGTCTTCTCGCGTGTCGCTGTACGCGGCCACCGCCATCTTGAAGCGGCTGCGCATCTGCGACAGCTTGTGCGCGGTGTCTTTGTCCGGCGCGCCGCCTACATCCGAGACTTCTGCCGCGCCAATGATGCCTGTCGGGTCGTAGGCCATTATTTCTTCTTGGCGGCTTGCCGTTTGGTGGAGTACGCAATGGCCACAGCCTGTTTAACGGGCTTTCCGGCCTTGACTTCAGCCGCTACGTTCTTACGAAACGCGGCTTTGCTGGGTGACTTGACGAGTGGCATGGTTACCTCTTCTTAGACTCAGCAGCAAGGTACTTTTCTGCCAAATCCATCAAAATTGAATATTCAGTGGTCAAAGTGGGGTCAACATGCAGGCCGCCGCGCCAAGGCTCATTGCGGCCATGACTGCCGCCCATTGTGTTCCCAACGGCAAAGGCCGTCAACTCGTCGGGGCTAGTACGGTAGGGGTCTTCTTTAGCCATCCAATCAGGAGCTAGTTTGTTGGCTATTACAACATTTTGCCCGCTACCAAGTTTTTTAAACGCATCTGTAAATTGACGGGCCTCAGGCGTTTTTTTGTGTAGCGCGGCGTAGTAAAGTTTTGCGAGATCCCAATTGGTAGCGTGCGCCACCTCATGCGTCTCGACGGCAGGCCCGGCTCGCTTAGAAATAAAAATGCGCCCAAAGGGTCCGTAGCTGTGCGCGTACGCGCCGAGTGTGCGGCTAGGCTGTATGCCTTCCGGCATGTCTAGAAAATTGTTGGTTACCTCTGGAAGCCCACCACGAACGTTCTCCAGTATGCGCAACATCTGGTTGTGCACACCTTTTGGCGTGAACGCATCGTTACTAGCCACACTTACCTCTTCTTGGCTGTTTTAGCGCTCTCTTTAAACGCCTTGGCGGTGGGTGCGCCCGGAGCGCCAGGTTTGCGCATCTTCTCGCCCGATCCGGCTTTGATGCGCTCACGTTTAGCATTAATATTGCTGTAAAGACCTGGTTTCATATCAGCACTTCCATCGTTTGAGCGCCGCTTTGGCGCGTTCGCCATCTTTGGCTTTGGCGGCTACCCCGCCCATGCGTGCACAAAATGACGCTTTGCGCCCCTTGTCTGCTTCTGTTTTGGGATTGGGCGCAGGCGCTTTCAGATTGCTTCCTGTGGCTCGGTTGTATTTCTCACGCCCTTTGGCTGTCAGCCCAGCGCCTTGTTTGGTTGGCAGCTTTTCGCCGCGCCCGACTGACAGGCTGACAGATTTCTTGCTCATGCGCCCATCCAGCCGGTTGCGCCCGTGGTGCGGTCGCTGTAGTGGCGACGGGGCGTGGCTGCGCGGGGTTCGCGGGAGGCGACAGGAAATGCGAACGTCACCGCGATCGCATCGGCGGCGTCAGGAGAAGCTAGACCCCTGGCTTTCATATCCTTCTTGCTCTCCAAGAAGATCGTACCGCTTGAGTCGGGTTTGGTTTTAGGCCCGGTCAGATCCGCTTTCAGTTGCCTGTCTGGCGCAATTGACGCGGTTTTTAACCAGTCCCGCAGCGCACCCCACAGCTCAGCGCGCTTGTTACCCCACATCACTTGGTTCTTGGCTTTCCAGCCAAAGTTGACCCCACGCACCTTATACCGCTGTTCGACCAGCCGGTCAAGTATGCCGTACCCCAACCCACCCTCGTCGATCACCGTCAGCGTCGGTTTGTATTCCTCGATCGCGTCGATGACGTGCCCCACGGTCGTCATCGTATCATCACCCCGGTACCGCTTAATCGCGATGATGTCACGCCCTTGGCGCACCGCAATGACCGTCGAGTCACCGCCTGACCTGGCGGGGTCGATGCCGATCACAATTGGCGCTGTCTCGTCTTTGTGCTTGGGCCGGGCAAACGCCTGATCGACCAGCGCGGGTCCAATGAACTGATCGTCGCCTGCGCTCGGGAACTCTCCGTACACCTCGACCTTGGCCTGTATCGAGTCTTCGCCGTACTCCGCGATGATCTGCTCGTAGACCTGTTTGTCGGTGTCTTCGACATCACGGGCGTCGATGTTCTCTGTCGACCAGAAGTCGCGCTTAGAGTTGAAGCACTCGAAGAAGTAGCCTTGATTGCGGCGCGGATTGGAAAAAGCAAACCAAAACCTGTGCGGCGTGTTTTCTGTGAAGAAACCAGCGGCCACCTGCCAGATCGAGTCTGGGATACCAGACGCCTCATCGAAGATCAGACACACGCCGTCCAGGTTGTGCAGACCGGCGTAAGCGTCCGGGTTTTCTTCCGACCATAGACGCCCCTCGATGGACCAGAAGCGCGTGCCTTTCTTCAAGTCCCGCTCGACGATCTCCGCCAGCCATTTAGCCGGCGCGACCTTGGTTGCGCTGATCTCAAACCAATGGCTGTTGATCATCATCGCCAGCCACTTGGTGATCTCTGACCAGGTGATACTGCGGAGCTGCGCCTCACTGTTAGCCGACACGATCGTCGTGGATCCTATGCGCGTCGAGAGCATCCACAGCACAAGCCAACTGACTAGCGCGGACTTACCGATCCCTCGGCCTGATGCAACCGCTAGCCGGAAGACGTTGTAGTCAACTTTGCCGCCGTTGTCTTTGATGTGTTGCGTAATCTTCCGCAGCACTTGACGCTGCCACTTGCGCGGGCCTTTATAGTTGGCTAGTGGCGTGCCCTGTTGCCCCCACGGGAACGCAAAGTTTACAAACGCTTCCGGGTCGTCTTTGATGCGCGGCTGCCAGAGCCGCGTCATCAAGAGCATTTCATCAGAGGCGTTGTAAATTGGCTGCTGCAAGTGTTGGCTCCAGTCGCTCTGTTACCTGCACGTCAATGACGCGCTGCTCTGCTTTCTCAAGCGCCGATATTACGCTGATCTGCTGCGCTACGTCGATCTGCACTTGTTGCTTAGCCACCCAATCGTGTCTGTGACGAAGGATCTCTAACGCCGCTTTGGTGTCGCCTGACATAGCTGCGTCCATCATCACAGCCGCAAGCGCCCCTTCTGCGTCAGCGCGCCCCTTTTGTTCTGCCATTTCGGCAATGGGGTCCATTTCGCACAGACGCCGATACTCGGTCGGCATCATACCGGCCTTCAACGCCAGCGAGTCACCTTTTAGACCCAACTTGGCAGCCTCGTAGATGCGCTGCAAGCGCGCCTCGGTCGCCTCTAGTTTGCGCGCGGTGAGCGGCAAGGATTGGAAGGTCATGGCCAGATGGTGTGCTGCAAAT